AGGCCATCAATACTTTTTGTAATTTCCTTACGGAACTTTGAAACGTCAAATGGTTTTCCCATGGTCTTTCTCGCTTTAAAAAATTATGTTAAAATTTCATCTGTGATGCATACACGATTGTATCCACCCCTTGAAAATGCTTGATCGTTGCCTAATGCCAACGTTATTGTGTTTGTTGTGTCAAGACCCAACTTTTCACACTCTGTACGATATTTGGAAAGATACTTATTGACAATGTAGTCTTTGTGGAACTTTTGCATCAGTTTGCTTGCAAGTACAATGTTGAGTCTAGGCAACATCCCCCGATCACTGGCATACTGCACACTGTCATCAATGTATTCTCTAGTAAACCTTATACCATGCCTCAACATCACTGAGAATGATTTACTCAAGCTGGCAGTGACATCAGTGATGCAAGGTGCTGTCAAGTCTATGTGCAGATTATGAGCAATGCCTACATAAGCAACATCCAGGCACACTGGTATACCCAATTTAGTGCAAATGTCTAGAATCATGTCATGATCCGGGTGCTTACTACCATTGCCGGAAAACGGCAAACTTAACACCACTGCGTCGCCGGGTTCTAATTTGCCATCTTCAATAAATTTCCATCTGGCGTTGATGTTGTTGCAAGTTATTTTACTCAAAACAAATTCTGCACAGCTAAAACGTAGGCGCCTGGCAGTGTTACGATGTATGAAATTGTTGATTGCATCTGATGTACCAACACACAATGCCGAAAACTTAAAATCATCAAGTCCTGTCAGCGTAGTTGCTGTTCCGGTGTTCAGCCATTGTTTAAAAATTTCAATATGCTGTTTGGTATCCCACAACCCAATATCAACATCGTTGGCACACAGATGTGTAACTGTTGCAAACAGCTCATCAACTATTGCCTTATCTTGTAATGGTTTGTGTTCGATCAACATTGCGTATTACTTTTTTACTTGTAACAGTGAGTTTAACACACTAGTAGTCCAATGTGCAAGTGCGTTTGGGCAATTATAAATCGTAGGTGATATCATTCTGGTATTTGATTAAGTTGATCTCTTGTCCACAATGTAACCCACAGCGTTCAAGTCGATTACTATTGGTCCAGGACTTTTCAATGGTGTCAAACCAACTACCATCACCGGCAATAATATCTGTCACAGCAGTGTGATGAATATTGGATCGGCGTTTTCCTCCTGCAATTTCCCACAAGTGGTCTAACTGTATTTGGTCACGATGATTTGTGGACTTCTCACCGTACATGCGATCATGCAACCAGCCACAGGGAAAAACATATCCCTCTACAGTGACAAATATTTTTTTGATTTGTTTACTATAGCAACTAATGCTGGTGGTACTAAAATACTCAGTTAACTGTTGGTTGTTGTTGAACCAATGAATTTTTTCATAGTCATTGTTCAAAAACTTTTGGCTGGGTTCCAAATAGTATGCAACTTCTTTCTGGCTATTCAACACCGGATACTTGTCAATGAAGCTGTGATTCTTGTCAAAAAATCTACTGGACTTTTTAAAATTAATTTTCTTAAAGCCAGAACTTTTTGCCAAAGATTGTGCAGTGTCAACTTGATGTTCGTTGTGTTTGAATACAATAAAATCCCAAACTGCTGTGCCGCCTGCTTTTATATAAGCCAAGGCATTGCCAAATGCTTTGTCAAAATCTACATTCACACGATACAAGTGATTGGTATCTTCCAACCCGTCAATTGCAAAATACACAGTGCCATTACCATTAATCAACTCAGCTAGATGCTGCCAGTATTGAGTACTGTGTAGTCCACCGTTGGTGTGAATATCAATGGTGATACCTGGGTTTATTTCACGCACAGTTTTAATAATCTTCAGCAAGTGCTTGTTGGTAATTGGATCACCGTAGGTGCCGCACAGGTACAATCGTTTAACTTGCTGTAACAACTTGGCAACGTCTGGTAACAAAAACGTATCGACGCTGGTAACTGTCAATGGCAAATCTGGCCAAGTGGCTCCGCCATTGATATTACGTGGGCATTGTGGGCAACTAGCATTACAAAGACTGCTAATTTCCCATTCGATTTCTTCTATCATCAAGTTGTAGTTATAAGTGACAAAGTGGGCATCCTTGCGGACACCCACCGTTAACAAGTTTATTGTTTTTGTCTAGCACGAATCATGGCCAAGATATCCTCGGCCTTCTGTGTGGTCTTGGGGGCTGCCACTGGCGCAGATGCTGCCGGTGCTTCGTCAGTGTCAAAAGGGGGCTCATCATCCATTGCTGGTTTGCTAGCCGCTGGTGCTGACACTGCTTTAGGTGCCGCTTCTGGTGCGGTGCCAGCAGGTGCTTGTACACCAGCAGGACGGAAGTATTGTCCCCAACGCTCTGTGTCATATGGTTGACCATCTACTGATGCTTCAAACATTTCTTTCATTACACGAAGTTCAACATCGCCGGGTTTCTTGGGCAGGAATGTGCTCAAGTCAAACAAGCCATGCGCTTCAACAGCAACTTGTTCAGCTTCGGTTAGTGCTGATTCTTTACGAGCCCACTTGGAGGTGGAGTAGTCAGCATAGCCGCCTTTGCTGGTTTTTGTGATACGGAAATCCAAGCCACGTAGCAAGTCTGTTGGCAATTCTTCCAACTCAGGATCCATCAATGCTGACTTGATGGTAGCAAAGATTTGTGGACCAATGATAAATCTACGGATTGGATTCTCTGGACTCTTGTCATCACTGAGAGGATTTTCACGTACGAAACCCTGCATGACATAACTGCGTTTCTTCCAATATTTACGGCCCATGTCTTCCAGACTCTTGTCCTTGAACCAAGTGCGTACTTCTGCCAAGATTGGGCAAGCTTCGCCCCACATCTCAACACAAGGAACTTGTACTTGAACTTGTTTGGATTCCATCTCACCTTTGATACCGGCAAACGGCAATTTAATCATTGCTCGTTCCACCCAGAAAAAAGTGTTTTTACTGTTGCCATCTGGGAGGAAACGCAGAGTTGCGCTTGCGCCTTCATCAATGTTCCAGTGTGGGTAAATTGCGTTGTCGCCGCCTTGTGATTGACCGCCCTTGTTAGACTCTGCGGCTGCGAGTCTTGCGCGGATTTCTGCTAATGATGCCATAGTGTTTTTACCTTTCAGAATTAAATGCCTATGTAAGCCTATGTGTAATTTACTAACGTACACACTACTGAGTATACGTGCTTTTATTTAGTTTGTCAAAGGAAAAGGCAGAAAGATCTGCCTTTTTTTATCAGAAGTTAGTTTTTAGGTCAACTACTCATATTTGATGGTCGAGTCATCATGACGCCGTCAGTGTCAAGGTCTTCGCCGACATCTTTTTTATTTGGAACAGCCATTCTTGGTGGTAGGCCTGCGTCTTTGCGTAGCTTGTTGAGTAACTCTTCATCACTGCCGCCGCCTAATTTGTCAAACACTCGACTGCCAATCTTTTTAGCCGTGTCTAAAATACCTTCTGGCAATGCTGGTTCGGCGTGGATACCAGCTCGTTGTTGTAATCTGCTTTTAAGAGAAGCAACATCTTGACGATTGACCTTGCCGGCTTTTGTTACTCGAGGTGAGCTTCCATAAGAATTTAGTGGATCGTACCCACGAGCGTGATTATCTCTTGGAAAATGTGAGCTAGGGCCTTGTTCTATGGTATCAGCAATTTTATCACCAAACTCTTGTCTTATTTGAGCAATGACTTCACTTGGATCAGCTGCATCGTCATCATAACCTATTGGGTCAGTAGCATCTTTATATTGATCAATTAAATCGTCGAGTCGTTGTTGTTTTGCTGGGTCCAAGCCTTCGTTGACTTCTTCAGCCTCTTGCTGGATGCCGGCACGTTTACGCATTAAGTTTAAATCACCTTCATTTACTCCGCCCAATGACTGTTCAACTTGTCTGATCCAACCACTGACATCACTTGACCCAATTTCTTCCGTATCACCTACAAAATCTGCAACATCGTCAATGGCTTGCGTGACTGCTACAGGACCGTATTTCTCCAGCAAGTCTGGACGTTGCATCAAGATTCTACGAGTAATAGCATTGGCCACTGGGCTGTGGTCTTCATCTTCGTTCATTTTTTCAGCATCAGCTTCGGCATCTTGTGCCATGTCATTTACAGTGGGGTTGACGTCGATACCCAACTCACCAAGTCGGTTAATAACGTCTTCGTCATCCCAGCAGTTGGCCGTGGGATCTGCATCTGCTAGGTCGTTTAAACGATCAAACAACACATCATCGCCAACTAAGTCGTAGAGTTGTTCAGTGGCATTGGTTGCATCGGCACCCACTATCAGTGGTTTGCTCATTAATTCTTTGAGCTTGGCATCAGCTTCTGGTGTATCTGGCAACGCCCATGTACCCTCCATGACCTGATTGGTCCAGGACTCAAATTCGTCTGCTTCTCTCATTTTGTTTTCCTTTTTGTTTGCTAGCTGGGCTAGAATTGGTAATGCTTCTTCAATGCGTTGATCTACGTTTTGTTCAATGAACAAGTCTCGAATGACATCCGTTGTGGCAGAACTTTCAGAAATTTCTGCAGGATCAAACATATCTCGTTCTTCCAAGTAACCTCGATGACTTATCATTCGCTTTGCTTTATCCTTGAGATCGCTATAATGTCGCAATGCAATTTCAACCAATTCATCGGTGTGTCCGGCAAATTGTTTCCCACGGGTTGCTCGTATAAATCTAGATAGTGTTCCTATTTCAGAAATTACTTCAACAATGTGCTGGCCAAATGCATCATATGGTGTCCCACCTTCGCTGACATGTCTAGCCATGATTCGGCCGCCCATGAGATTACGGAATGGCAATTTAAACCGTTCGCCTTCGGCGGTTTCTACAAACAAGCTTTCTATTGCACGATATCGTGCTTCGCCTTCGTCAATGTTGCGATTGTGTTTGATCATCAAACGCACTTGCTTGGGCTGGTCGCTGTAGCTGATATTTTTTCGGCCGTAATATCCTTCAAACAAGCCTTCTTTGATGGCAGCCATGCCTTTCATGGTATACTTTAATCGGGCAATGTTATTCAATCCAAACGTCATCATGTTACGACTTGCAAAGCTCTTGAGTTGGTGCAGGAAATCATACCAAGCACTTTTGTCATTGGCCTCCATGCCGCGACCAAGATTGTCCCCAAAGTAAACTTCTAGTTGGTTATTGTCGCCTATTAAAATAACCACAGTGCCGTAATCTTGATTCTCAGTGACATAATCAAAACTAAACAATTCAGCTTTGCTGGGATCAGTGACGGGCTTGCCTGCAGAATCTAAAATTTCTGGTTCAAGATTTTGTGTTATTAGTAAGTCGTAAAGTGACTGTTCAGCATTATTTTTCATATCTATTATTTATTACAAGGTCATAACAAACGGCAATGGCTCAATTATAGTATCTTGGTGATCACGCATTTGTGTGTCAAGATTGGGGTGGTAATCTTGCAATACTTTCAACATACGGATTACTAGCAATGTCGACATCACAAGATCGTCGGTTTCTCCCATTTTGGCTGCATAACTGGCGCCACTGGCAACAAATGTTTTTAATTCACTTACTAGACTACGGCTGTTGATACCTAATCTGTTGGATTCTATCAAGTGCTTTAACTTGGCGCAGGCTGCAAGTTTGGGTTTGTTGCTGGTATTAAATCCTTTGCGATTTCGACCTGGTTCACTGAGGAAATAACCTTCAATGTTTTGTTCTCCGTATTCAGCAATGCTAATCAATGCGGCTTCACCGATGCTGTTATTTTCTACGCTGTAGTAAATGCTCTTGGGATCTTTGACCACCTCATTGAGGTGGTGTATTATATCTACTAGGGTTCTAACCTGCGTAACAATATCGCTTTTGTTGTGTCGCCATTCAGCAATTTGTTCTGTGGTGTTGGCTTCGAATACTTGAATGGCTGCTGGGTCGCCGCCAGTGCCCAAACTAGGGTCCAGGCCTACTACATAAATTTTGTCTCGTTCTGGTCGCTTGTACCAACGTACTTCGCCTGTTTTGTACAAGGGATCTACACCCTGTAAATCAAACAACTTGGTTGGCGCAATTAGTGTTTCATCATTGATGATGAATTCACAATCCATCTCTCGTCGGAACCGGTCCACTCCCAGGGCCGCACGTTGTTGTTTGGCCCAAGTTTCATCCCTGTCCGGGTGTTCGTTCCAAAAACTGCGATATGCTTTGAATCCGTTTACGCCAACATTGGTGGGATTGCCAAACTCGTCTTCGCAACGATTGGCACCTTTCCACAGCAAAGCAAACTGGTCTTCATCACTGTTGGGAGTTGATGTGATAATGGCCTTACCACCTGTGGCCAGTGTGGGGCTAATAGAAGTCCAAAACTCTGTGGCAATAGTAGGTCGCACAAACGCAAACTCGTCTGCGTATAGCAGTGATATACTCATACCACGACCGGTGTTTTCAGTGGTTGTTGCTGACACAATACGACTGCCGTTATCAAAGTCCAAGTTACCTTTGTTGTAACTTGTTACACCAGCTCTAATGTGATCCGGTACGCTTTCGTAAGCATATCGAATACGTTGCATGATCTCTTGAGAGCCGGTATACTTGTGTGCGGCTACTAAAATTGTTGAATCAGGTACAAACATGGCATACCACAACAAGTAACCTGCTGCCGATGTTGACTTACCTGTTTGTCGAGGCATCATTGAAATGCTGAAACGATAGTTGTGATAGGTATATATCAACCGCTTTTGGTATTCGTATGGATGATACAACATTCTACCACGTGTGGGATGTTGAATATAGAAAAAATTGTCCATGAAATATTCTGGACCAGTGATGGGGTCGGCGCATTTGACAAACTCTTCAATCTGTTCATCGGTGTAAACTGTTGAAGAGTATGGACTTTTAATTAATGCTGTTTCGGTAACTGCGGGCATGCCATATTTACTCGTGCCCGCAGGCAGTGTCTATCAATTACACCAACTAGTTTTGGCTTCGCCGTAGTATTCACGGGCAAAACCGTTGGCAATCAGCATGCCACGCAGGCTTTGTCCATTCAGTAGCACATCGCCCAGTACACGGCCGCCATACTTGTCCCAGTCCATGAGTACAATTTGTCGTTTTTGTGCATTAGCAATTGCTTGCTTGGTAAATGCTGTGGCTGCTTCACCACGCTGTGCTTCACTAGGGCACTGAGCACGATGCCCTTTTTCCGGCGTGTCCACACCGTACACACGAACACTGAGTTCTGGTTTGAGTGGTGCAGGCAACCAAGTGGCAGCAATGCCTACTGTGTCACCGTCTATGACTCTGGTAATCACAGCGTCATATATAACGCCAGGTCGTTGTTTGGGTTGTGCAATAGCCAAGCAAGGCACAAGTGCTAAAAGAATTAAAAGTTTTTTCATAATAGTTTACCGAGGATATCCTTTAAATGCCTTTACAGGGCTTTGTGTAGTTACTGATTTGGGCTCTTCACTGGGCCCACTTGACACCATGTGTTTACCGCCTGGCGTTTTTGTCATTGTCAATGCGGCATCAATAAGTTTATCAATGCCAGGCGTCATGCCAGCAATAATACCATGCTCACCAAATGCAGTTTCATCATGCCATGCAGGCATGTCGGGGTTTACATCATCTTTTATTGCTTCGCTTCTTGCTCGAGCTAGGGCTACACCAAATCTATAATTGCGATATGGATCCGAGGCACTGAGTCCGGGAACCACATAGGTATAACGCATGGGATCAGCTTGTTCAGAAGGCAACTGTGCAGCCTGCTCGGTGATAAACTCTCGGGCTCTCATCTTGGATAGCCTTTGAAACTTACAACCGGACTAACAGTGTTGCCTCCAGGCGCTTCTTCACTATCTAAATCACCGTTATTTAAATCTATATGCGCTAGACCGGCAGCTTTGTATGCTAATTTAAGCATGGCTTGTTCTTCTTTGGTGTAGGGGTGTGCAGTATTGTGTTTACCTACCCAACTTTCGGCATTCATTTCTATTGGGTTTATTCCATCACTGCTGGCTACAGCCATCATTAACCGATTTAAATCATACAGTCTATCGTAACTGTCTATCTTCTTTGAAAAAATATTCAACCCACGGGTAGAGTATTGCTGACGTTTGGAAATTTTAGCATCAGTTGTTTCTGACAACACGGCACTGACAAACTCACGTGCTCGCATTGATTAGGCCTGTATCACACTGCGAGTGGCAGATGTTGCTGTGCCTAATTCCAGTGCAGTAAATGGTGTGCCAGTGACTGTGACTTTGTTGCCAGCACCGCTGTATACTTCAAACACTGTGTTTGCAGGAATAGTTATTGGGGCAGAGTATATGTTGCCCGCGGCGGTTGCACCCCCCAATGACACGGCGTATGCTTGATATGTGACTGCATTGCCCGCGGTAGCTATTTGTAACTTGTCGGTGTATACTGTGGTATTTCCCAGTGATGTGTAAACATTTGCCATTTTATTTTCCTTTTACCAAGCGCGACATGACCAATAACGAGCACTGGTTTTTGGTCCAGGATTCTCGCAGTTGTGGCGTGCTCTAAAACTCCTGCGGCGTGCAGGATTTGATTTTTTAATCTTCATGTTGGGGTCACCAAAGTTTACTTTGACAACATTGCCCTTGGCATTTTTAACGTAGACTTTGCTTTTTTTAACATCGCCTGCCATGGGCTTGTTCAGTGATACTTCACGTCCCTGATACTCAGCTTCGCCCACTGGCTCAACTGGATCTAACTCAGCTTGTTTGCCAATTAAATCAAGTTCATGTCCAAATGATGATGTGTCTTCGCCTACAGTGCGTGTCCATCCCTGGCCGTTGCTGTTCCCCACTGGGCCATAACGAGCAATTCTCTCAAACACACAACCAGACTCTTCTAGCAACTTCAATGTTGCATCATCGCCTTGTAGTACAATGCCATCATCTAGCACATCAACTACATAGGTTTCTATTAGATTGTCAAATCCAATTTCTATGCCAACTGGATCACCAACACTGGGCGAGTGTTGGCTATCTTCAGTTTCTGACAAATAATCTCGAAATGTTTTCATGTTCTGTCGTATCTGTTGTACAATTCCCAAAGACGCTTTTCGTTGGATTCGTACATTGAGCCTTGTCGAGCAGGCTGACGGTTGAATGGAGCTCCCACTGTCTGTCCAGTACTCTTACGACCGTTTAAACCATCACTTAAAGTATTGACCATGGTATCGGTGTCGCTGTACTCGGGTGATGGACTGTTGGCTAACTCTTCGTGAACTTGATCGCATCCACCCGATGCCTGGCCACATGAAGAACACGATTCTCCGTTGCCGCCCAGGCCAGCCATTTTAAGTAGTTGTGCCAATTGCACAGCATCTTCATCAGTGGCATTTACTGTCAAACTTTGTTTACCATCTTCGCCCACATTCATGCTAATGCTCATGCCTTCATTGAGTAGGTTGCTTAATTTTTTATTAAAGCTTTCTGCAATTGCTGACTCATAAACACCTTTACCGTATTGCATAGAACCGCCTGCGGCTTTTTGCTTCTTGGGTGCGCCTGGATCGCTGGGGGCTTTGCCACCAACTGCTACCGATCCTGCAACTGTTGTTTCGTCAACTTCTTTTTTCTTTGATTTCTTTTCTGGCAAACCTTTGTGTTTGGTACTAGCAAAGTCTTCTGCGTCTTTTTTACCCATGCTCTTGGCAACTTTACCAACTTCTTTGCTTGCTGGCTTTTCACCTTTTTGTGCGGCGTGAACCATGCCCATAAATTTCTGTTGCTTCTTGCTTGTTGCTTTTTCAGCAATGGGTTCTTCTTCATCATCCCCAGCTTGATTCTGCATGTATTCATCGATAGAAATCATCATGCTTTCAATCTTGGCCAACTTTGATTGTACCCACTCTGGCAAATTGTCGTTGTCGCCCAAGACTTTGCTCAAGGCCTGTGCATGACGCACAATGGTTTTGATGTCGTCTTTGGCCATATCGCCTTCTTGATCGTATTCGCCTTGATCTTCAACATCATGCTCGCCTTCACGTTTCATTAACTTTGAAGTGCCGCTTGGACCTTTAGCCCCAATACTTTTGCCTGCACCTTTGCCTGCTGGACGGCCACGTCCGCGTTTTTCTCCGCTCGCCGGCGCATCATCATCTGCACCAACACTGTGTCCAGTATTGGGATCAACTCTGCGTGTTACTTTACGCCCAGTTGCTGTGTGTTCAATATCATGTAATGCTCCACGTTCAACACTGCCAACTTTAGGTCGTTCTGCACGTGGACGCTTGTGTGCTGTGAACGGGCTGTTATCTTCTTCTGCAACTTCTCCTGGCGCACCTTTAATGCCGGCAGCACGGAGTGCGTCCGCTCTGTCAGTATAGCCCTTGGCACCTGGCTTGATGTCAGCTGATGCTTTTCCAATTGCGGATTTTACTTTTGATGAAGCATTGCTGGCGTTGACGTGCTTCATTGTTGTTTGGGCTTGGCGGCTGTTGGCACCCATTTTACCAATGGCGCCTTTCATTGCTTCGGCAGCAACATCACCTAGCATTTCATCAACTTCTTGTTTGGCACCGGCAATCTTGTCGGCAAAAGTAATTTTGTCTGCTGGCGGCGCAAGTTTGGCAAATGACTTTTGTTTAGGTGTCATTGGTGCATCAGCTTCGGGTAGATTGGGTCGTGCATGTGTTCCGTGTGCATCCTTAATACTGCCTTTGAGACTGGTGATTTGGTCTCTTGATGGCATTCCTTTTCTTGGCCCACGATCTAGTATGTTGTGCTTGATGCCGCTACGGCCAATACCTTGTCCTTTTTGTAAAGGATCGTTGTGATCAAATTCACCACCACCTTTTAGATTCTTTGAGCCAGGATAGTCATCTGGTTTTGGACCATTGTAGTAGTCATCCATGCTGTAATCATCGTTTTCATAGTCAGGAGGTTCTTGTGTGTACAGTTTGTCTTTGTACTTGGCATCGCGCCATTTGGCCGCTTCTTTTACCGGATATTCTTTTCCACCGACTTGGACTTTTTCACCAGGTTGAATACCGTCAGCTTTGGCCTTTGCTACTGCGCCCGAAAACGCATTGCCCTCGTCGGCCTGTCCCATGCTTTCGTCATACTTGTTGTATTTGGCACGGATTGGATCTAGCGCCTTGCCTTCTCGGCCAGCCTTGGCCAATGCTTCCATGCCTTCTTTGCCGTACTTTTCGTAGCCTTTGGCAGCACGGCTCATGTCACGCTCATTGAGTTGCTGGTTTGTAGTTTCAGGCTTGGCACGAATACTGTCAAGCTTTTTGTTTAAGTCGTAAAAAAATGTCATTGTATGTTTTCCTTATTTTTGGAAGCCGGTCGCTGGCTTGGGTGGGCGTTTGACTGCTGTCATTGGGCTCTTGACTCCCATTGGCAAATCGTTAGTTGTTTCAGCTGGCGGAGTTACGCCTCCAGCCACAGTCCAACGTGATCCGGCTGCGGAGTTGCGCACTACTTCTTTGTCGTGTGCATCCGCGGCATAATCTTTCTTCAACTGTTTTTGTTCAGCATCTGGCGCTGGATAATCTGTGGTTAACAAATCTTTCTGGTCAGCTATTCCCAACAACTCTTTGTCCATGCCTTCGCTCCAGTGCAGGTCATTGATGCAAACTCGATTTACATCAAATCCCAATAGGCGAACTATTTGTTGGATTTGTGGAGGCGTAGCTGGATAGCGAAATGTAGCATCGATGATGGTCACTGCTTCATTTGGATAATCCGGAAAGTCAATTAGTTTAGATTGGATGGGCGTTTTTTTAGGTTCGCCAATCTTAACTGGGTCAAACTTTTTTAACTTTTCTTTCAAAGATTTTACAAAGTCTGGAGGAGTATCGCCGCAAATCTTGATGCGATAGTCAAACGTTTTTTCGCTTTCTGTTAAGTATTGCACAAATGTTTTCATAAATTCAGTCCTAATGTGTTATTTACCGTTATTGGATTTTTCTGCGCCAAGTTGTGTTAGATGTTTCAACAACTCGTTGCGATCCAACACACGACCCTCGGCATTGGGCAATGCTGTGCCACCAGCCTCTACTTGATCTAATCTGGCTTTTTTTAATTGCAGGTCGATCATCTTTAGCTTTTTATTCATTTTAGCAGTTTTTGCAGTAATGGCATGACCCAGCATTTGGCTGGCCACTGCAAATATTTCGCTGGCATATCTACTATCTACCTGCATACCCAGATCCATGAGATTATCAAAACTCTCTGTGGCCTTGGTGGCCAGACTATCCATTTCACTGTCACTGGCTTCTAGTCCGCGAACCGCAGGAAGGGCTTGCTCAATTTTATCAATTGCAGCCAGTGTTTCCGGAAGTATGGGTAGATTTTTTTCAATGTCATCGCCGGATTGATCATCAGACGAATCTATGTCACCATGGTCTGATGAAATATTAAACAGTTCTTCGAGTTTGCGTGTCATGCGGTATTTACCGCTTTTTGCCACCGTTGCGGAACATCTGTTCTTCAGTGATTACTCTAAAAACTATTCCGGCACGTTTGCACCAAGATTGAGCTGCGGCCCACTTGGCATGGTTTATGGCAACAATGGCACGATCTCGATCTTTCATTCGTTCTGTGACCATGCTTTGACTTTTGGGTTTGATTTCTATTAGCTCAGTACACACTTTGTCGTTTCGTGTTTGATAACGCAAAAATACATCAGGTATATAGTTGCTCATTTTGCCAGTGACTGGATTAAGATATTTTATTGCAATTGCTTCGCTGGCCCACTCAAGCACTGCATTGTTGTTGTCACAAAACTGAAAAAAACTCCATTCCCACCCTGATCGATATCTAGGATTACCTTTGCCCACATACTTTTTGGGGTTTTGTAGTTGATACACCCCTTGTGCAAAATTGCTCATGCTAATACATTACGTGCTGTAAACAAGTTTGGAGTGATGGCAGAATTAATGCCTAGCAATGTGCTTGGGCTTCTGATTCCGTTTAAAAAATAAGTCATGGTCAGTGTCAACTCAACCGAGTTTTGCTCTTGTATTTGATTCAATAGAGTCAACGCTGGTACATTGGTTTCTTGAGAAATATAAAACAGTGATGTGGTAAAGTTTCTGGCTGCTTCTTTATCTTTGTAGATTGAAACAAAAAAACTGTTGACTGCATCGTACTCATTGACCGGCACAACAACTTCATATCTATAAAACTGATCAAAAATTCTAACTGTTTGATCAACATTGACATTTATTTGATTTACTGTGCCCATGATTTACTTCTTGGGTGTTGGGAATATTGGACGTTGTAATGCAGTGGCTGCATTTTGTGTAAAGTTGGCCGGGATCAACGAATTAATTGCAGAGCTAGATGCATTGCCCTGGCTGGTTCCTCGTAACACTCCTTGCACTGCTCCAATTGCCTCTTCAGTGGCAACTGATCTAATACTGGTATTTTTATAAGTGTTATACGCCGTTCCAGCCTTTTGTACTGCGCCAATGACTCCTGCTACTGAACCTGCTTGCAAGTCATCAATTATACCTATGCCAACATCAAGTAAACCACCTTGACCAATTATACTACGAGTTCCGCCCGGGCGACTCAATGGACTTGATTGTTGGTCATAATAACTCGGTGACGCAAATCCCTGTACATTGGTATCTGGTCGAACGCCGCCAATGGCGCCAGAATAATATTTTACTGTTTCGTATGTTATGTTTACATTATTTTCCATCACACCATTGTCTTGACTGTAGTCATAGGTGTCATGTGACCATTCGGATATCATGGGATTAATTAATACATACTCAACAAACTTGTGTTGATTAAATCCATATATACTGATGTCTTTGAAAAAAGCTGGCTTGCCACCGCTGGCAGTGGTGTTATCATAATAGCTTTCGCCAATGTAGCCCCAGTCATTGACCTGTCGATTGTTGACATAAATGTCACGAGAATTATAATCAAACCCATTGCTGAGAGTAGCACTTTGTCCAATGCTACCATTTGTGTTGGTCTGACCACGGTAGGGCTGATTGGGATCTTTATAGTAGTACGAATAATAGTTGTACCACATTGTGCGGATTAGGTCGCCGCCATCATCATGAAATTTTATTGATATTGGATCATACTGAATTTTTTTCTGTACGACTCGTTTACGATTGTACTGATTTAGTACTTCGGTATCTAATTTAAATTTTGGGAGATCAATTGTTTTAACCAACAGCCCGATAGTTGATGTATCGGGTGTGGAAAAAATATTATTAAGTTGTGGTATTTCTGTGGTATTCAGGTTGAAATACACATGAAAAAGGAATTTAAACTTTGGCGAATTTTCATAGCCAGCAGATCTAAAGACCTTTGAAGCATGTGTATAGTCTCTTACATAATCGTTCCCAAAGAAAGCTTTGAGAAAATCTTGTCCGAATGCCATTTAGTATTATTAGCCAGCATTTCCTGTGCCAGTTACTACTGACCCAGCTAGTCGAGCAACTGTTGCACCAACGCCTGAGCCAATTGGAGTTTGCAATGCATTATCAAATCTAATTTGCATTGTGACAGTCACTGCCTCACTTGATCCATAGTTCAAGTCATTGTAGTTCACTTGATTTAAATAGCAACCATATAGTTCCCAGGTCTCAAGTACCACAGGTGTTGATGTACCATTACCACCATCAAGAATTTCGCAACGTGTCAAGAACTTGTAGTCATTGCCGGCAGCGGCCGATGCTTGTTCCATAAAGTCCATTTGTTTCTGCAATTGCTCACCGACCAAACGACTTACTTCGCCAGATGCATCGTCACGCAAGTTAACTGTGGCCATTTCCCAGGTGTGTTTACCGGCCAAATACATGCGGCTGTTGTAAATTTCAATTGGAATCTCATCAAATGTCACTGATGGTCGTGTAAAGTCAATCACTTGTTTTGTGAGTTCGGTTCTTGGTGTGCTTACTCCAAGATTTTCAAATACCACTCGGAAGCGGTATTTAAGTTTTGGCATGAGCAGGCCTTGATTTGGGTTGCTTTGATCGCTTGCCAAAGGCACTGTCATTCTAGTTAGTGATGAAACAGCCATTGTGTAATCTCCTGTATATGTTTATTTATGTTCTAATCAGGCCGCGGCCGATGAGTTAGCAATTTGGCCAGAAGCCAATTCTCCAGTATTCTTAATGCGCACCGGTATGTAGATAAACTCAACAGCTTTTACAGGCTCGATAGCAATATCCATCCATAGTTCGTTTCTGTCAATACGAGCAGGAGTATTATTACTGAGGTCACACACAATTAGGTAATCGTAAATACCACGTTTTGCCACCAAGTCAATCATCAAACCATCAACTGCATTAGTAAACTCGTTGCGTGTGATTTGATCATTTGGTTCAAACACAAATGTCTTACCAATTTCGTTGAGTCTACCACGGATATAAGCAACCAATCGAGCCACGTTAATTCTATCAAGCGCACTTGCAACTGCACTTTCAGTCTTGTTACCATAGTTGGTAATACCCACACCTGGAATGAATGTAATTGGATTAATCTTGTTAAGGTACAACACATCACGTAGGCCTTGGCCAGTTGCAATAGTTATAAACTCGCCAGTTGCGGCATCAATGTATCCAATGCGGTCAGCATTGTCAATTACGCCACGACGTACACCAGCTGGTGCCAACCATGGATAAGCAACTTCGTCACTGCGCACAATAGTACGCAACATCATGTGGCTTGGTGGTTGTACCACAGTGCTTCCGCTTAGATCTGTGGTCTGGCAACTTGGATAGAACACACCAACATATGGGCTTGATGTTGTGAGGCCGTCACCAGTTGTAAATCCAAGACCGTTGTTGTCAGTGCTCCAGGCAACGATATCTGTTCCATTTGGAGCCAACCGCATTGGTGTATCACCTACAACAAATGCTGTGTTACTACGCTCGTTGTTAAGACGTAGCATGTTGGTAATCAATTCTGGATATCCTGGGCAAGCAATCAAATTGAATTGATTTTGTTCTTCACGCAATGTATCCTGGGTATCAATTGCGCTCTTCATTGCGGCCACGATCAGCTGACGCTGTGATAACCGTCCCATGTATGGGCTGCCATCTGCTTTGTTACCCGAAGAAGTTACCCAAGCATTGGTTTGCAACTCACTCCAGTAGCTTGGATTTGTTGGTAGATTTCCTTGACCTGGGGCAATAGCAATATAGATTATACCTTCGTACAATGCTAAATCATTCACCACATAGTTTGTAACACTGCTGTATCCATCAACAGAGAAACTTGTTGGATTAAAATAATCTGTGCTGAATGTTTTAACATTAAATCCTGATCGACGTGTGTTGAATAACAAAGTTCCTGTTGGATACAACGTTGAGTCTGGAGCATCTAGATCAAGATAGTTGCTGGTCAACAAACTCTTGATAGTTGGAATATTGTCAGTGATGGGATCGGTTGTGCCGTTTGTAGCCCAACGTGCATCAGCAAACAAAATGCCATTGCTGGTGGTTTGATCAGTGTTGTTTATTGTAACCCACTGTGCAATACTGTTGAACAGTTCCCAACGTTTGATCAATGGATATACTTCCAAATTGCTAGTATCAATCCACAAATCGCCATACTCTAACGCTGTGCCATCACTTTGAGTTAGTGGCTCAGTTGTTGAAATAATTGGGCCGTTTGGATCAGTCTGTGTTAGATTGTAGCCGCGCACATCCACGCTGACGTTCCGATAGCCTTCCCATCCAGACCCACCTTGAATCATAATATCAACTTGATTAGTTGCACTATAATACCAATAACGACCATCTGCAGGATCTAAACTTGGTGCTGTGCTGGAAGAAGTGTAACTTAACACCTCCCAGTTTGACAACAGCACTGCTCCAGTGTATATTCCAACGCCATCACGTATACCTTGCACTGTGTCAACAAAGCCAGCAGTGGTGATTGCTGTACCAAATGTGTCAGCAAGTGCAATAACACCACCTTGTACATGTGACAATGTTATTGCGCCTTCTGATGACACTGTTGCAGTCACAAAAGGAACACCGGCTGCCGAAACAGCCGCACAGAAATCAGCAGGAGTAGTGCCAACTATTGTAGCAGTCACTGGTGCCGACAACGTGGCACTATTAGCACTGCTGGCCTGGATTGTAAATGTTGAGCTGTTTGTGAATACTGGATTAACTTCATCACCAGTGATTATAGTAGCGCCGGTTGCCCAACGCTGAAAGATTTTTAGTGTTGATGTGTTGATATAACCATCAATGTCATTCAACTCTGGATCACTGTTAAATTCAACATATAAGCTGTCAAGCGGAATATTTCTACCGCCACCAGTAGGATCAAGTGCTTTGTTTGCAGCCGCATCGTTGGCGTAAATTGGAGTGCTTTGTGTGACAAATGCTCCCAAGATTGCGTCGAAACGCTTGACAACAATGTTGGCACCCAAATTAACATTGGTCAACATCTGCCATACAGATCCAGTTGGATGTGGCTGAGGATCAGTGCTTCTCCAACGAGGCACTGTGTAATTTGGGCTTTGTTGTAGAGCTGGAGTATAATACGTTCCGCTTGTGATACCAATAGTGGTCAACAAGCCAGCTGTACTGGCCGAGTCAATGTTAACAATGCCGCCACCAAAAGTGGATCCGTCAGCTTCGGCTGTGCTGTCTGCTGAGATTGTTAGACGATCGCTGGAATCAGCGGCTGCCTCTACGCCGGCTATAGATGCGTTGTTAATTGCAGTAACAAGACCTGCCAGATTATTATTTGGCGCTACTGGAACTGCTACTGAGGTTCCGTTGATGATGATAGTGTTACCAGCAGTCAGTGACACACCTGTCAGTGATATTGTACCTTGTATAGTAGGTGATGATAACTTCCAAGCGTCGCTGCCAACTAATAACCAAGTATTGTCAGGACCCTTATAATAAATTGGATTATTGGCATTGGTTGTATCGACACAATAGCCGCCAATGTTGCCAATGCTGTTGCTAGGTACGCCGCCATCAAGCTGAGTAGAACTATCAATAACGATTGGTACACGACTAGTGAATGTACCAGTAGTAGCATTCCATACAAAAATACCCCAAACAGTGCTAGTGGTATCTAACCAATAAGTACCACTTGTTGGGCTTCCTAGTGGACGTGTTAAACTAGCTGTAAGTTCTGATAAATCAATGTCAGCTCGCTGAACGTAGGCACGGTTGCTGATTCCCAGTACTGAGAATCCAGCCAATAATCCGTATTCGTTTAGCTCATAACCATTGATTGGTGTGCCTGCCGACGTCTTGTAGAAGAACGGATTACCAAAAGTAGCAGCCAAATCTCGTTGACTTGTTACTAAGTAAACTTTGCCAGCATTAACTGCCAATGTGCCAGGTGCTACCCCAACGCCTGTACCAGAAATTTTATTTTGAGCAGTTGCTATCAAAATATAAGGTACGGAGTTAGTTGCCGCTGGAATGTAGTTCGACTCGTCAGTTACGGTGACTTCAACGCCGGGAGATACTAGTGCCATAATTGCATCCTTTTAAAATGTTACTGATATTTATCGGTTACGACAAAAGATGCCCTGGTTACTGCACCTTAATTAAGGTTTGTAACTAAATAAAATATGCGACCACTATGTAAAGTATGTAATAAAAGTCTGGCAGCAGTCAACGGCTGGCACAATGGTAAAATTTATTATCGTTCAAGATGCAATGCCTGCATTAGAAAACAAAAAAAATTACCAGCAGTGAAGCCTAGATGGCAGTTGGCTGGATACAAAAAGAAAACCACATGCGATAGATGTGGTTTCAAAGCAAGAACAACAGCACAGTTAATGGTGTATCATCTAGACGGTAATTTAAACAATTGTGACTTTAGAAACTTAAAAACTATTTGCATGAATTGCTCGGTAGAAATCACTCGTAGTGACTTGCCGTGGAAGCCTGGTGATCTAACTGCGGATTTTTAACAACGTAGTCATTAGTTCTCGAGTGTTTCGCTGTAGATCTTCTAATGTACCATTGTTGTCAATTACATAATCAGCCATCCAGATTTCCAGGCTCATACTAGAGCGGTCTTCTGCAGGCAAGTGATCGCTACGATCTACCCAGACGGCGTAGTCAAACACCTGGGTGTTACGCATGGCATGGAACTCACTTTTGTTACGCAAGCCACAGTAGATAGAGTTTTCGGCAAAAATTTCTCGGCCCAGTCTAGCAAAATCATCACGACAGTACTCATGAATCATGTCATACCATTCTGCTCGGTGATTGTGGCGATCCTCAAAACACTGGGCATAGCTGGTATATCCGTACTTGAGTTTGAGCTCATCATAGATAAACTTTTCGGCACAAAAGTCCGAACTAGAACGAAAACTATAGCCGAATTCTTCACGTAAGATATCGCATACAGTATCTTTGCCGTGACGGGCATTGCCAATGATAAGCAGTTTAGGAAGTGTCATTTAAGAGAGGTTACGTTAAGGTGATCAAGTGTGCGCTGTAGCATGCTAATTTGTCTGCGACAGTCTTCTAGCGCATGGTGGCTAGTGGGCGGAATAGGTTGATCAGGCCACAGTGAGAACACAGTACGACTGTCTCGTACCATGTAATATTTCCAAGGCAGGGGTTTGTGATAGCTTTTGTAGGCGTGCTCTAGAATGTTCATGTCGTAGGTTGGGCCTTGTGCCCAGATTCTGTTGGAGTGCCAAATCAGTTTGGCTAATCCATCTAGAGCTTGGTCTAGCGGGATACGACCTTCTTCATTGAAAGCTTCGTCCCGTACAATTGCAGGTTGTGTGGCCCACCACTCAATTGTGCCTTGTTCAATTTTTCGATCTGGTTGACTTTCTAGTGTCACCCTAGCATAGTAGCATTGGTCATAATGACCTTCCCCAAACGGGTCAAACGTTTGGGCGGCTATAGTAAGAATACATGTGTCTGGGCCTGTTGCAAGCCCTTCAAGATCAATCATTAAGTCCATGTGTTAGTGTAACACAATACACGTATTAGATCAAGCAGTCAGGTCAATGTCCATGTAAGTTTTAAACCATTCAATCATGCAATTGGATGTGGGGTGAAACTGGTCTTTGGACATTTGTTTGGTGTCTTGTGCATACTCAAACATGGGCGTGTCTATATAAAATTTTTTCCAATCTACATTTGAATTGAGCGGTGATGTTTTGTCAAGTTCACCAAGACCGGGAAAGTATCGAGCCTCAGCATAGTCAGCATAGACATCATATATAAAACTCATCTTGTAAGGGATACCACGACTTGCCAAGAAGGATTGTGTTTGTATTATAGACAGGAGGGACATTTCACTTAGATAGCGATCACTGGAACCCAGGTATTGATTTTTAAAAAACAATTGCAAAAATGTTGGACAAGGATCCGAGCAACCACTCAGTCCCCAACCTCCGCTGTGATACCAGACCATGTCACCAATTTCAGTGAAGTATCCATAGTCATACAGCCCAGACTTGTCTTTTGGTTGTACTTTGTGCAGTGCTTTGCCAATTGGAAAATCCAATCGATTGATACCGGACCAAACTACCACAACTTGATCAAACTGTTGTTGGCTACATTCGTAGACGACTCGTGCTGCCATGCTTTGATTACCTGAGCCAGGCGTAGCACAAATTTTAAATTTATCAGTGTTGATCTGAACTTGATCAATGTTGTGTAGATAGCTACACCCCACAAGCAATGTAGTCAAAATTGTTATCCAATTACTAGAGTCAATGGCTGACTGCCGTCCACATAAAGTTTTAGTTCTTCAATACATTTGTCCATGGCTGCTTGTGCTTCTGATTTCATTGCGGCACCGTTGAGAGTGCCTCCACCTTGTGGTCCGGCAATGGTTCCAAACTTTTCACGTGCCTCGCCAATGATCATCTTGCAGGCGGCCACCATATAATCACGTATCCACTGGCTTATCTGAAAGTCGCTTAACAGCACAATTTCTGGGCGCAAGTTGTAGGTCCACAGCAACACCACCTCTCCACTGCCGCGTGGATCACGAATGAGTTGCAGTTTTTTGGTAACTGGGTTAAACGTATAGTTGATGTAACCGCCAAACATACGTGCCGCAAGTTCAACATATTGTTGATAGAAATCATAGGTGGCCATACCACCTGCGGCTTGATTGAAGTTCAACAAGTACACATTGAGTGTGGCCGCTCCAAACGGATCAAATGATGACGCACCACCTGACCCAGTGCTCATACCAATGGTTCTACGAAAGATTTGTCTGACTTGCGTGACCTCTTGCGGTAAAGTATACTCATTGGTATCGTTGAGAATTTCCATGAAACTGTAGCTTTCTTCATAGGCATTCTGTGCACGTTGGCGATAAACACCAATTGTGCGTTGATACGCGGCTTCGTAGTGTGCAGGATCTAGTTCAACGTCAATAATCTGACTTGCTAGTTGCAGTTCTACGTATTCAATAAGTTTCTTTTTTAGCGGGTCTAGTGTTTGGTCAGCCATTAGGGACTCCTGTCCCTAATATTTACCAACTCTTGAGAATGATTAGATTCTCTGTACCTCGGCCGTTCCATGCTACTTCTGTGGCTTTGATATCTTTGAAGAATTTACGTGCCGAAGGCTTACCACCCGTAGTAATAGCTTTTAGCTGTTCTGCTGGTTTTCGCAGTGTTTTCTGAGTTGTCTCTGCTGTACTAAATCCAATGATAGAATTACTTTTAACAGTAAATTCTTTGGTGTACTCATCTGCAACAATATGTACAAGCTTGCGCTTCTTGGTATCATACAACCAGGCTTCGGTTTTGTTGACGAGAGCTGTTGCTGGCAAACTTGTTAGTTTGAGTTCGGCAAATTCTTTAAGATACTTAAATTTGCTGGCCAACTTTTCTGGACTCACTGCTTTTTTAGCACGTGGCTTGCGCTCAACTTTTTTGATCTGTACGTATGCGCCACAATCATTGATCACAGTTTCGCAAAACTTGAGTACATTACGCAACTGAATTTTGCCAAGATGGCCGTAAGCTTCAACCAGCTGTGGATCTTTGCCGGCAATTACTTCTTCAAACTCGGCTTGGCGTCGTTTCCAAACATCAGCAATGGTGCCGACCATTTGTGGTGCAACGTTTTTTCCACGAATAACTGAGATAGGTTTGAAGTCTGCTGACATCTTTGCACCACTGATTAGGAACTCGTCAAACAGTCCTTCAAGTTCACCAGCACAATCTGCTACTTTTTCACGCAGACGATCTTGAATGGTGATCTTAGGCACTACATCATCCACTGGTGTTTCTTCTGCTACATCATCTTGTTTGGATTCCAAAATCTCTTTGAGAAGGTTATCCAACTTAATCTGCTCGTGCTCAGTTAGTTCTAGGCCCATCATGTTCATACGACACAGCCAGCCTGTGGTCAAACGTATTGAGCTGTCCGGGATGCGTTTAAGTGTACGAACATCTGCTTTGCGGTCATGTGCTTCCAAGTAATTTACAATCATCTCACGAGCATCTTTCTTGCCGTAAAAGTAATTGTACCATGAAAGTGCTCGGCCCAATGCGCTGACTCGGTGTTCAATAGGCTGAACCTGCCAGGTGGGTTCCAGTCCCATGTGGTTTGTGTCGGGACTACGCGGATTCATTGGTTTAAGGGGTTTTGTTGCAACTTTCATGCGGACTCCTGTTTGTGTGTTGTGTAATTATAGCATATCCAGATTAATCGGTCAAGTACTTAAAAAGTAGCACTAAAGTTATATTGGTTATTTTGTTGGGTACAATAAAATTGCATAGGTCAACATTCGTTCTACATTGGCTATGGAATCATCTAGACGGGTTATTAGAGTTTCACTTCTGGCGCTAAGCCGCCCACGTCTTCGGCAGTCAACCAACTCTTTGCTCAATTCCACAGCAATATCTCGAGCCGCTTCGCACATTGTCAACATGTCTGCACAGGCATCCATGGGCAATTTGCGGCTTTTTGCCGCAAGTTCATCAATACGCTCGAAATATTCTAACATACCCAAATTATAGCACTTCTGGAATTATTGGTCAACCTGCCCATAAATAGTACACTATGCCAAGACTGTCACTTTACCGCCCAAATCGCACCAACGATTATCAATTTTTTGATCGAACCATTGCCGAAAT